TTGCAATCCTGATACCTCAGGCACTGCACCGTCGCTATACATCCCCATAAATAGAGAATACATGGCCGGCACGACATCTCTTGCAACAGGAAGTCCGCTGACGGGGCCATTAGATGCATAGGAGTATCCCAATCGTTCCAGGAACGTATATTTATCATTCCCTGTTGCCTGATCAACAAGATACCGTAAAGCACCTTCAAAGGCTGGGCCGAACAAATACCAGAAAATAAAAGACCGAATCAATTTTCTCGGTCCTTTCCCGTCGACAATGTCATATCCTCCGCGAATGAATTGGTTAAGTACCAGAGAAGTATAACTATAAAAGGGAAGGAGCTGTGATAAAAATCTGCTTTTCACTACCGCCGGACGATCTTTCATTTCACCGCTTCCAAAGGTTTCCCTTACGATCTTATCTGCTTTTCTGACTGCTTCTTTGTCTATTTCTTCGGCGGTCATATTTCTTTTCATTTGTAATTCAAAAACGGTATTGTTGTAGGTTTGTATCCATTCAGGAAGAGAAAACATAAAGTCCGTTTCTGCAATCAGAGAGAATCCGTATTGGTCAATGATTTCTTTTCCGCCTTTTAACTTTGACACCCCTTTGGATGTTCCTCTGTCTTCTTTTATCCGGAGTCCTCTTGCCAAGTCTCTGTCCATGGTAGTGGCTCTTTCTTTCATAAAGGAAGATTTTTCAAAAATAAACGCTCTCTGCTCCCTGTATTTATCAGCACCGCTCATATACATATCGGATAGGCCGCGAATGAAATTACGGGCCCCTGTCTTTTCTATGACCAGAGGAATATTGGCAATGTTTAATAGAGCGGTAGATACGCGGTAACCCATAGTTGCCATTGTAAATTTTTTGCGCATCCTGTCCAGGTATCTTTCAAGATTTCCCAGCTTATCTACCGGATCATGCCAACAGTCCGTTGCCCATTGTAATAACCGCCTATGTGCTTCCGAGCCGTATTTATCCGTAATAGCTTCCGCCACATCTTTCCGGGCAAGAAGTTTGTAAATATCCGCAGTTGTTTCTCTCATGGCAATATGATTGATACTTTCATTGATGTACTCAATATAAACTTCTAAATCGTCCCGTATATATTGTCCGCCGGAACCTTCCGCTCTTTTTTTAGTCGATCCCATTCCTATATTGAAAGTATTACTTCCCAGCATTTCTTTCCGCACAATATCATTGAGTTCTCTTTCTTTCGTTTTACTTGAAAGCTCTCCATCATATTTAATCGGGTAGTACATACCTTTTATTTTTCTTCCGTTTGAAAGAACAATCGTCTGTCCCGGTACTTTGCCTAAAGGGACTCCATATAAAGCGTTTTGGACGATATTCCTCTGCGGCCAGTAGGAATTAATATGCTCCCATACGGCTTCTACAAAATCCCAATCTCTGTTATCCATGTATTTTTCTAAAGCATTCATTATGGCATTGTATGTCATACCGTATGTTTCAGAGACTCTTTCTTGATTTGTTTTAGTCCCCATATTGAGTGCTATGGATAATAATATTTCTTTGGTAACAATAACCGGTTTCCCATCTACATCTTCTGTCAATTTGTATATTTTATCTGCCCTGATTTTTCTCCAGGTTTCTCTGTCCGGATAGATATTCATAATTTCTTTGAATTTTTTTCTTGCCTCCGATTCAAGCTTCCTCTTCACTTGAAACGCATTATCCATGGGCTTATATATCAAGTTGTAAATTTCCGGACCCATTCTTTCTATAAAGATTTCCGGTAAGGCCAGTTCCCCCACCCAGTTTCCGGCTTTGTCTTTTACCTTTTTAAGCTTTGTTTCCCCCAGCTTCTTCAGCTTTGGATTTTCAAACGAAATACCCATCTTATCCACAATGATTTCAGCGGCATCGGAAAAGGATAAGAGTTTTCCATTCTCTCCGGTAAAGGTATTCCCCTCATACTCTCTTCTCCCCATTTTATAAACTTCTTTGCATACCTCGACCAGCTCGTCAAAATCCACTACCGGGAGATCTCTTATATTGGTTTTATCTTTTCTTTCAAATATAGTCTTAATCCACTGGGGTACAATATCTTCCGGTGACTGTCCTTCCATGACGGATAAAACGTCTATTTCAGCATTTAGATTTTTCCAATCAAAGGGTGCGGGATTTCCGGCTCCGTCTAACGGAGCGTTTCCGTCTTTTGTAATAAGCCCTAATTGAAAAGCCAGGTGGTGAATAAAATACCTGGCATTGTTTTTCATTTGTATGGATGAATCTCTTTTGCTTACGCGGTTAATTAACCCGATGATTCCGTATTTTTCCAGCCCGTCTTTATCATAGATATCGGTAGAGGCTTTAGGGTTTCCGTGCAATACGGTTCTTATATGGTCATCATATTCTTTGGCCATGAGGGCATTGTAAGAAAAACGGAGTTGTCTTTGTTTCCTGTATGCTGCCGTTGACCAGTGTCTTTCTTTCATGGCCTCTGCCGCTTTTCTTCCTTCCGCTTCAGCTTTTCTATTCCACCATTTATAATTAGTGGCTTTATAGATTTCCTTTCCATAAAGGAAGGCTCGTGCCTCTTGTTTCAGGTCTGTAGGTGTGTAGTAGAGTGAAGCGGCTGCTTCATTCAGTCCGTTTTGTATACCGGCAATTTGCAGCTTAAGTTCTTCAATTTCTTCATTCTTAACTTTATCCCCATGCACTTCATCTTCTTTTGTCAAGAGTCCGTTTTCTTTTTTGATTTCATAAATGACCTTCCAGGCTGTATTTTTGACATCTTTCTTTTCTATTCTTTCTAATTCCAAAAGTGCGGCTGCCGCCACTCTTCCATATTTTTTAATTCGTTTGCCCAGCATTTCTTTTTCGATTTCCGCAAGCTTGGCTTTTCCTTCTTCCGACTCCATTTTCTCTTCCGCCAGCCTACGAATATAGTCTTTATCTGACAAACTGCTTTTGAAGTTTTCTCTTTGCGTTATTTCGAAATTTTTGACCTGTTCTTCTATGCTCCCTCCCGCTTCTTTTACAGCTTTTATGTAGGTTTCTTCCGTATATCCTTCCGCTTCTAATGCTTTGTTCCACATTTCTTTTGTAGGAAAGAGGTTTTTACTTCGCAATGCTTCCAATCTGTATACAGGGTTATATATCAATTGTTCTTTAAATGTTTCCATCATTTCCGGAAGTTGCCTTGTTTCAAAGTTCTGCATTTGTTCCCCTTTGATTTGGTGCATGAAATAGGATAAGGCTTCTTCCTTAATGGTTTCTTTGATATCCTCAAGCCAGCCGGCTACATTTTCTTTTTCCGTCTTTGTATAGTCAATTCCCGTATCATAGATGGTATGTAGTCTTTTCTCTGCTGACCATGCATTGATTTCTTCCTCTGTGGCGAGCATATGGTCAAATATGTCTTTTATTTCCGCAGGCGGTTCTTTCAGTCCCAATGCTTGCTGTGGGTTTTTCATGATTTCTTTTGTCGTCCTGTAAACAGAAATCATCCATTTTTTAAACCGCCGGAATGCCCCTTGCAGTTCTTTAGTCGGTACTTTTCCTGTCATGAGATACCTTTCAAAGCCTCTTGCAAATCGTTCCTGGATAAATCGTTCTTGCCATTCTTTGTCCCGGGGATTTTGTTGTATTTCTTTTTCATAGGCATTAAATTCTTTTTCAAGAACCGTCCCTTTATATTCTTTCATGACCTCCGGTGCGTACATAGCCCAGGCACGGATATCCATTCTATCCTTTTTTGCCTTTTTCAAAGCCGCTTCCATCTGCGGGTTTTCTTTGGACATTTCTTCAAACTCTTTATCTTCAGCTATCCGGCTGAGCATAGAAAGCCACCAGTGGGCTGCTTCGTGGACGACAGTACTTTGATTGCCTGCAGAAAAAATGTGAATGGCATTTTCTCCTGCATCATAAGCCCCTGCGTATTCTTCCTTCTTTTGATAGTATTCGGGATTTTCATTTTTGAGCTTGACAAGGTCACTTTCGTTTGGTACAGTGAATTTATCAAAAGGACTCGATGATTCGGCGGCCTCTATGGGCAATTGGAGCCCCGAGGTTATACGCCAATCATCGGTTCTTTTTTTATTTATATATAACAAGTTACCCAATATTTTGTCTAAAATCCACTGATTGCTCTTTTTCCCGTATGCACTTCCTATTAAGTTCGCAGCATAATACTTTTCTTCTTTTATTTTCTTTTCCAACACAAACGGAACAATAATAGTATCCCTATTTTTATCTTTAAGGCTTGTTATGACAACTGTCCTTCCTTTGTTTTCTACTATAGCCATAGGATCTGTTAACGCTTTAGGCAGCTGCTTCAAAGTATCCGCATCCATTTCATCAGCGTGTCCATGAATGCCATCCACTTTCTTTCCGTGTTTTAAAATTTTCGCCAAGATATTTTGATGGATGTATACCGGCAGAATTTCCGCTCCGACGAGTTTCATCACCAAAGGTGTTGTCATTACCTTTACATTCCCGCCTTTTAGTTCCCCATCCATAAACAGGTCGACATTATGAGAAAATGCCGCTTCGTCCTCTGTCAGTTTCGTTTCCGATGCCTTTTGACGATATTCTTCTTTCTTGACTATTCCCAATTCTTTCTGTATAGTAGAGATAGAAGAGGAAAGATTGTGACCGGTCGTTCCCTGCATCTTCTTTTTAGAAGATGAAAGGCGCCCGGCGGATCTTTCCTCTATCTTTTTATGTATCCCTTCTTTTGTTCCTTTAGCTGCGGTTTTAAACCATATCTGCCCATCCGGAGTAAATTCCAAACACACATAATAGGACGATAATTCTCCATCTATTCTCCCAATAACAGACTTTCCATTAAATCTTCCTTTATATTCTCCTTGCGCCCAATCAGAAATGGCACAATCATAAATCTCCCCGATATGCTTTTCTATGTCATTTAGTTCCTCAATGTTTAATAGATGTTCATTAACCGCATGTGTCACTTGAAATTCTGCATAGGTCACCCCGTTTTTATCCGTATATTTTATCTTATTGGGAGCTTCCCCTTTTTCTTTTCTGTCTTTGATTCGTTTATAGAAGTCGGAAAGATTATTTATACCTGCTCTTCTTACATCAAACATAGCCTGACCATAACTTTTATCTGTACCGTAGTTTTTTGCTTTGCCGTGATTCACTTGAAGTAAAGCAACGATATTTTCTATCGGTAATCTGTACATCTCGGCAAAATTATCCACCATACGGGCATATATAAAAGCACTTTCTCTTTTGGCTTCTGCTACTTTGGCAGGAGCATTTTTCAATGCTTCTATGGTGGGCAGATAGACCATGTTGTAGGCTTTTTCTGAAAGGAGTGTCCTTTCTGTAATCTCTTTGGCGTCCAGCCCGTTGATATAGTCTTCCAGCTGTTCAAAAGTTTCCGCTTCTTTTCTGGCCTGTTCTATCGTACCCAGTGCCTGTTTTCTTTCTTCTTCAGTGTAGACGGCGCTATCTATTTCTTTTATGGTTTCTTTTTCTGCTATGTCATAGAGTTCTCTTTTATTTGGCTTTCTTCCATATTTCTTCCAGGCGTCGGAGTACCATGCTTCATTATTCGATTGTCTGATATATCTGTCACCTACATGCCCTGTAGTATCTATTTCTCCCGTCCGGTAGTTTTTAGCACCTGCTTCTACGGGTACCAGGTCAACGCCAAGAGGTGTATAGCCGGCATAATGGTCATATCCGATCAGATCTCCATAGGCTTTGAATGCTTCTTCTTTAAGTTTTTTATAGTTTCCTTTGATATCGTCCATTCCTTCTGCAAAGATTTTGCGCATGGCTTCTTTTTCAGGACCCGTCTCAAAATCTCTTTCTAAAATGGTTTCTGCCACTTCCTGTTCTCGTTTTTCTTTGGTTTGGTTCACAAGGTTTATTGTTTTTATTAATCGTTGTCTTGCTTCATTAATTTCATGGATTGTTTTTCCGTTTTTATCAAAGGCGGCATAATCAGAAAGTATACCGGCTGTTTCTTCGTTGACTTTCTGCATGTATACGCCCGATTTCAGTTCTAATTGGGATCCGTCTTTTACGGCACTGTCTATTTGTTCTTGGGTTGCGATTTCTTCTTCCACAAGGCGATTCAGTGCTTCTCTTCCTTTTTCTGTTTCTGCCGCGGTAGCTGCATCTATATAAACGGTGCCCATTCCCGCTTTATCCATTTGTGCCTGTGTCTTTTGGGCAAATACGTTGGGGGATATTTTAAATATGGCATTGCTGTCTCGTTCTTTGAGAATGGTATTTGTCATATTTTTTTCATTTTCCCGGTAGTAGGCTTCTCTGGCTATGGTCCAATCTTCTTTGGTCAGATTCTTGAGTCCCATATAATTTCCTCCGCCGGAAAGAACGGCCCCGGGAAGTCCCATCCCTATCGCCGCCGGAAGTGCTTCAAACATAGCATTTACCGCACTGTTCCACATTGCTTTGGCATTAATGGTTTTATCTTTCCCTACGATCCATTCATCTGTAGTGGAAATCAAATCCTGCCATCCCTCTTCTGCGACTTCTGCCGCCGTGCCTTTTACATATTGCTTCGCTGCTTCTTTCGCCGCATATTTCCTCATGGCTCCACGACTGGCAGATAGAAGTTTGTTCCTTGTGGACGCATTCATGATTGCCGCCTTGGCTATTCCTTTACCAAATACCTTTCCCAATGACCCGTAGGCAACAGTCATGAGTCCCGTTTCGACAACCGCTTGCATGACCGCTTCTCTATCGGCCATTTTTTTCGCTTCCCCGTCGGTATACATTCTGCTTCCGTCGCTATTCCTTTTATTCACCAGTCTGTAGTAGTTACTTCCTGCATTGGAACGCAAAGAGGAATAAAAAATAGTTGCGACCAAAGCCGCGCCTGCCAAAGGTGCACCTACTACAGTCATAAGTCCTACTCCTGCGGCAAGACCTACAGGAGCACTTCTAAGCATTTGCGTGGACATCATGGATATTTGTTTTACCGTTTCTGTAGCAATGATTCCCGGAAGGGATTCCCCTTCATATTCTTTCGTTTGTTTGTTAATTTTCTCTATCCGGTTGTTCATTTCATCAATGGTAATTTCTCCATTTTTAGCCTTGTATCCGATTTCTGAAATTTTATCCATATTCTGACCGGCTTCCCAGGCATTGGCAAAAGTTTTAAATGTTTCTTCCAAGACTGACGGCTCTCCGGTCATGCTCAAGGGACTTGCGCCTACTATAATGCCCCGGTCATGGAGAATCTGGTCTGCTTTCTTTAAAGCCAATGATGCAGACACCGGATCGTCCATCGCTATATCTACCAGTTCCGGATAGAGTTCTTTTAATGCATTTGCGGAAAACGCTTTCCCCTGCATGATTTCCTGTGTCCTCATCCATGCATATTGATTCTGTGCCATCTCATAGGCTTCTTTGGAGTCTACCAGCATTTGTGCAGGAAGTCCCAAGGGGTCTCCTATCTCATGGGCTTGTTTGAGTCTTTTTTCTTTATCCGGATCGAGATCATACAGATTGCTATAGATGTCCATACTCATATTCCGGAGTCTGTTATCTGCCCATTCGGAGGCTGTATTTTTTATTCCGTCTGCTACGTAGCTTATCCCGTCTCCTATTTTTTGTGCTATATTCTTAGGCTCTGTATGCGGCGTTGTGTCAATAGTAGGAGTCCCCCTTAGATCTGTATTCGGGTTGATTGGCTTAACTCCCAATAAAATTCGATCGACTCTGTTCTTGACCACTTTATCTACGGTTTCATCTTCTTCTATATTCGTGCTTTTTGCCCATAATTCGTCCATGCTTTTTCTCCTCAATAATTTTCTATATTCACTTCTTGGTTTTTGACTTTTTCCCAATCTTCAGCAGGTATATAATGATGTCTTCCGTAATAATCTTCAGCATCGATTCCTTTATCATCATAGGTATATGCCACACGCTTTATACCAAGTTTCATAAGTTCCGCCGGACTGGTCTCATTGCTGCTCATTCCGAAAAATCCATAGTCCGGTCCTATTTTCTGCTGTGTATACGCTTTTATCCACATTCCTTTTCTTTCAAATGAATTAGGCTCTCTTCCGTTCTTGTTTTTAAAAGCAAAAGCTTCTTGCATCACTATTTTTTTAGCTTCTCCATAATATTTCTGTATATCCGGCTTTCCCATACCTGTCATTTCCATGACTTCTGTTTCGGTATCTTGGATTTTTACAGAATATGGTCCTTCTCCCGCTTCTGCTTTTTGAAGTTCTTGTGTGAGTTCTATGATCTGTGCCGGACTGAATCCGTACCCTCTTTGTTCTAACTCATTTAAGGTGCGGTCCAAGTCTTCTTTGCTCATAATATCTGTGCCGATACTGGCCTTGATACCGGCGAATGCTTTATTCTGTGCCCCAGCTTGTCCAAATCCGCCATTAGATTTTTGCTGATTTATTGTTTGCATAGCACTGAGCCTCATACTTCTATAAGCTCCGCTTTCTAAAAGCTCCGGATTTTCTATGCCTCTTTCTTTTATAAACTCATAGATATCTTCCGCGGATTTTCCATTTTCCGTCATATCCATAAGTTGTACTTGCATATCATTTATCATTTGTGCTTCTTTTGCTTTTTTCGCTTGGACTCGTTCGCCAAAAACAGAGAAAAAAGCATTTCTTTCGGTATCTTCCAGTGCAGCTTTTTCTTCGTCAGACATCGGGGCCGGTGCATTATATTCTTTTGCAAGTTCTGTAGCACTGTCCGCATATGATTTCTCATGGTCGGTAAAGTAATCATGCTTTTTCATGATGTGAACTACATCTGCCGCTGATTTCACGCTTTTTATTTCTTCCGGTGTACAGTAGGTTTTTATCCAATTTACATAACTTATTGCAGACTCTTCCGGTGTTGCGTACTTTTTAAATTTTGCCTTGGTAGGGTATGCATTCCCATTTTCGTCACGTTCCCAGGTATCGAGTTCCTGCCATTCTCCTTCACCATCCCATTTAAACCCGAAGTAATTATTCCCAGGTGCGCTTTCTCCCCGTCCCGATTCATGGGCGGCAATGGCAAAGCCCCAAGACGGATCCCATCCTAATTCTTTTGCAACCGTATCTCCTATTCGTCCCAATGCGGTTCCATTTGATTGGGCCGGTAGCTGTAACGGGTTTTCTTTTCTGTATGCTTCCCATACTTCTTCTTTTGTTTTCCCCAGCATTTCCGGGTGTCTATCCAACCATGTACCGGCATTTTCTTTAGTTGTTTTTACAATTCTTTTTCCGGTAAACAGGGTTTCGTATTTTTTGAGAACCGCTTCATTTGCTCCTTTTCCTCTAAGTAGCCCTATAAGCTTATTCCCTCTTTCATAATCATTAGATGCAGATAAAGCAGCCAGAACGGTTTGTGTGGTGTAATCCAGAATCTCTCTTTGCTTAATGTCTATTGCTTTTTCATCCATGCCTGTTCCCGCCATAATCGCCCTTGATGTCGTCTCCATGTTCCCATAGACACTTCCAAAGCTGTCCGGGTTCCGTATGATGGCATTGATGGAATTTTCATTCATTTCTGTCATTTGGTTGCTTGCGTATTTCAGCAGTTCTTGTCTTTGGTATTTATCTATCGTTTCCAAATGGGAAGTGACCGATGTTTCCACTTCTTTATGAAAAGCCTCTCTGGCGTAATCTGAAGTGACTCCATATTGCTTCATGATTTCGTCACGGATTTTTTCTTCGTTTTGCCGGTAGGCTTCTTGTAGGCCCTCCGCATTTTTCCCTTGCATGACGTTGGTCAGTCCTTCTTTTTCGTCATACAAAAGCGAATTGATTTTTCTTTGATAATCGTTTGTAGCATCAATCACTCTGTCATTCTGGTCTTTCATCCATCTTTTTTGTTCTTGATCTATGACTATGCCGAGAGTTTTATTCATGGCTTCCAGTCCCGATGTATTCCCGCCGAATGCATTGGGGTCTGTTATGGGTTTGACTTTGGCTTGTGACAGGTTTTTATGTATATCTGCATTAAACTGGGATAGTTGCATTTGTTTTCCCCCTTACACGCGCCACGGATCAAAGGAATATCCGATTCCTTTTCCTATTATGCTTTTTGTTTTGGTGAGGCTTATTTTCGGGTAGCTTCCTTTCCATATATCGGTTGTGTAAAGCGGCTTGGGTGACCCATAGGTCAAAGTCCCTTCCCCTAAATTCCCCTCATATCCGGTTCTGTATGGAATGTCTCCGCCCTGAATCTCTTTAGGCACTTTCCCCGGTTTAAATGTTTTATATGCTCCATACATCGATACGGCCGTATTAATCCAGTTAGCCAGGCGTTGCTGCTTCGCCTGTGTTTTTGTATTTGCCGCACCGGCACGAGCCGCATGTGCCTGGTTGGTATAGTTGATTTGGTTTCTATAGGCATCCAGTGTGTCATTCCTTTGATTCCCCAAAAGATTCATGCTGTTTTGACGATACTCTTCTATGGCACTGGCATTGGCATCGATAAGGCTTCCTGCTCCGCCCAGACCTGAGGCTCCGGCCGAGGCAATTTGCTGCCCCATTACAAGACGGCGCCGGCTGTCCAGTTTTTGCTGTTCTCTTGCGTAGTTTTCTGCAATTTGTTCTCTTTGCCTTTCCATGATCTTTGCATTTTGATTGGCCGCTTCCTCTTGCTGGTTATAGGCAGCTACTTGCGCCGCCGTTTGCTGTCTGATTTGTTTATCTTGGCTGACTCCTGACAGAAATTCCAATCCAATCATGGCTCCCATTACACTACACATCATTCCCTCCTATTCTGAATCTCACAAATATTTCGTTTTGATATTCTGCTTCTTCTATAAAAACGGCTCCGGCATGCTTGATGTACCGGAGTGCTTTTTTATTGTCTTTATGTATCCAATTTTCCATATACGTGTATTTTTTCAGACAATCTTTTATGTAGTCCATACCGCATTTTACAAGGGCCTTGTGATAGTTGTTAATCATTTCCGTTCCTAAAGCCCATATGATATGGTTCTTTTTGACAAAGCCGAATACCATAATGAGTTCTGCATTGGCACCTCTGGCGGTATATACTTCATCAGAGCATGTAATAGATTCATAAATCGCCTGTTCTTTTTCTTGCCCCAGACATTCTATTTCCCGGGCATCTTCTTTTCTCAAACAAGCTGCCATTATCTTTACCGTAAAGAAACACCTTTTTTTATTCAGGGGATGTATCGTTACGTTCCCATACTTTTTATCCATCCAGCACGACCTCTCTGATTACGGCTGACAGGTTAAACGGATAGGCTTCATCCGATGTTATGATTGTGCGACCTTGTAATTCAAAGCCTTTATTCGGCATCGTAATTTTTTTATCCCCGTTGTAAAGTGTCACTTCTTCATCAGCAAATTCATCATATTTTATGGGGGTCATATGATTTCTTTCAATTCCTATTTTCCCGCCCAATGAATTTGTAAGCCGAAGTGTGACTGCTGTGATTTTCTTCTTTCTTCCCTGCAGTGTTCCTTGTTTTGTATTAATTTCCAGATTAGGAAGTTCTACGGTCATCGTATAAGGAATCCCCGCTATCATGTACGATGCTTCAGAGGGAATCGTAAACGTCCCGTTTTCATCCGTCTGTACTTGATTGAAATACCGCCCGTCCGCTATAACTCCAATCGTCCGGTTTCTAAGATGGTATATATTCCCCTCACGAGCCGGCCCTTCTATCCTTACAGCAGCGTCCAGCATGACATAGTCTCCGGGATGATTTGTATCCTGACTGTTGGCCATGCTTTCTATATACATGTCCCCGTCTCTTTCAACAGCTATGTAGACCGTGTCTGTATCTCTGTTTTCTATATTGCAAACTGCTTTGATATGTCCTTTTGTTTTTATTCTTGACCAGGCGTATACTTTTTGGTCTTGGATATAGGACATACAGGCCATTGTGCCATCGGTCAAAACAAAGTACAGTTTTGAGTCCGGATCTTGCATATAGGTCATGTCCGTAATAGATTTCCCCCGCGTAATGTGTTTAGCAAGCAGTGTCAGATCAGGACCGTCATAAGAGTCCGATTCAAAGCTGTATTGCATATCCCTTACTGTTTTCCCTCTGTGTTGTACAAATATAATTCGTCCGCCAATAGAAACCGGAACGATGTTTGTGCAACCTCTTGAGGTTTGCATTTTAGGATTTGCTTTTGTCGGCGTTACTGTAGAGGAACCGGAAAGAATCCATTCGTTTCCGCCGGTCAGGATGACCAGGTCTGATTCCGGTATCAAATGTTCAATCGTTTGTTGTTTTCTGTTAATAAATGCCAGGGCCACCGCCGAGTCATCCGTAATGGTTCCTCCCGTTTTCTCTACGGAAAAGTTATTATAGTCTCCCGTTCTGCTCATCCAAAGCATATACGGTTGTTTTTTTGTAGCCGCCAAACACAGACGATCTTGAAAGAATCCGATAGCGGAAGGATATCCGAATTCTTTACTCCATGCTTCCAGACAAACAAAGGACGCCGTCTCCGTATTCGCCAGCCTATCCACGACTTCTGCCCTGACTTCTGTCGGGGACAAGTATTCTATAATTTTAACAAGCCCCACGTGAGTATAAGGAAGTATTGTCAATTCTGCCTGCCCCGGTTTTTCTTCATCCGATTTGGTAAATTCTACAATCATTCTCAGCTTTGTATATTCTTCTACCGTTCCGGATTCGGACGCGTTAAAGTCATCATTTGATTGATAACTTCTGTACTCTTTCCAGTTTTCTCCGGTTTCGCTTTTTTGTAATGTGATTTTTCCTGTCCAAATCCCATGAGTAATCAGTTTCCATGTATTTCCGCATACTACTTCTTTTGATGTTCCGCTTTCCTTTTGTGTCACTGTGCTTGAGGAAACTTCCTGGCTAATCTGCAATTTTTCACCAATCATATTTTCCGAGAAATAGTTCCGGTTTGTTTTTAAATGAATCTCTCCCGTCGTTCCCGTAGGTGTAATGGTCAGGGCTTCTTCATTTTTGATTTTTACCCATCCGTTTGTTCCGGATTCTCCTTCCTGTATCAGCAAATACCGTCTCCAGCCTCCACCTGTACCGGCTGTTTGTCCACCTCCTTTTCCGCCAAATCCTCCATTCCCTCGATTGATTCCGTCCTGATCGTCCGGTTTCCCTTCTTCTCCCCCTAAGGCTTTAATTCCTGCATAGGTATTTTCTTCACCAAAAGAGGAGCCTTCACCCGGACTGCCCGGCTTTTTTTCGTCTCCTTTTATCCCGCCGGTTCCTCCTTTTCCTACCACAATCTCATAGGTTCTCCCTCCCATAAGATATTTTTTAACTGTTATGCATTCTCCACGTCCTCCGTCTCCGCCGATATGGCTTTGTGAACCTGATGCACCGCCACCTCCGCCACCGGCTACTTCAATGGTGTAATAGGCACTCTTGGGTGCCGTAAATGTATATGTGCCCGGTGTATTGTATATGGAATCGACTTCTCTTTCTATATTGGTTGCCAGTGTACTGTCAAAGTAGGGCCTTGCTATATCTAATTCGCTCATCTTCCAGTTTGTGTCACTATACCTGGATAGTTTTTGTACCGGATGTGTTCCCGACGCGATAAACATAACATCGGCAGATTGGCACATCCGGAGACGGGATAGTTCTGCTTCTTCAAAGGGCGTCATGAGTTCTATCCCCATATATTCTCCGTTTTTCCATATCCGTATATACCGGTCTCCTATTTCCAACATGTACGAGCCTTTTTGTGTCGTAAATTCACGGAGAATGACTTTCTTTTTGTTATACTTGGTTTTTCCGCAATACAAGGTACCGCCCCGTTTATATACAGCCCCATAGGGTCTTATGTAAGCGTTTTCTGCAGTAAGCAAGGCAGATGCGTATTTGTCCAGGTCGATACGGCTTGCCACTTCCGGGGCTATTTCTCCTGTGGCAAAAGACGGCTGGATCATGTAGATGGTTTCTTGTGGCATATTATCTTCTCCCGTCTATATACTTATGGGGGAATATGGTTTCTTTATGGTCTTCTATGACACTGTGGTGCTTGGCATTGATCAGTGCCTGCTGCATAAGTTGATACTGTTGGTTGGCAGCACTCGGACTTCCGGATAACGGAACGGCTATGTTGGCAGCCAATGCATGGGAAAGCGCGTCGATAAAATAATCTGTGAAAAGTTCTCCATTTTCTTCGTCTGCCGTATAGCTCGCATAAGCATGCGGAATGTTTGTGCAGATTCCTTTTGCCCCGTCATTGATGTTTATGACCAGGTGATTTTCTTTCCTGCTCTCTCCGGCATATGGACTTTCTCCATCATAGAGTTCTCTGATGACCAGGCATTGTGCAGGATAAGCATAGACATAGTCCCATCTTGGTATTTTTTTATCTAATAGGGCCAGTTTTACATATCTTTCTGCAAAGTTCCACCGGTATTCCGATAATAGTTTCCGCCTCAGGTGGTTGTAAAAGAGTTTGCACTGTACCGCTTCTTCTCCTTTTTCTTCCAGCGATGCAATCCGCCCTTGACCGATATAGGCTAAAGCCATGTTACATATATCTGTACTGTTCATTCTGTGTATTTCCTCCTTTTCTCTATCCACTACCCATAGACGGCGGTAGTACATATAGAAAAAGAGGTGACGCTTTCGCGTCGCCCTCTTTATCCGTATCTTTTCACAAGCTGAATGAGTTCTTTCTTCGTCTTGATTGTTTCCGGAATATTCACACCGGCAAGAATCAATTTAGCCCGGAGTTCATTGGCACTCATATTTTCTAATTTTCTTCCGCCGGAAAGCTTCGGAAAATGAATGGCTTCCATTAAACAAGCTCCACATCAGGGGTCAGGAATACCCGGATTTTTCCTGTAGATGCGCCCCCTACAGTCACTTGCAGGAACTTCTTTACTCCTGCCGGAACTTTTACGGCAGCGCCCGCTCCTTCTTCTTTTCCCAGTGTCAGGGTTGTCAGTGTTACCGCTCCGCTCATATCTTCTTTGTCAGAGGTCTTAAGCGTCAGTGTCGCCTCTGCCGAAAGCGGGGAAAGGGCAGTGCCTTTCATCCAAAGGGTATGATAAGCGTCTCCGCCGTTTCCGTTGGCTACCACATTCGATGTGGTTCCTTTCGCAAGATCCTGTTCGTAAAAAAATGTATTTTCTGCATCGATAAACATGTTCTTTCCTCCTTATTTTGCTTCTGTAATGGCATCTTCCGTATCTACCAGGGCATCTTCTTTTTCTACAAGAATCCCGTTGACTGCAATTTTTACAACACCGTCCATGAGTTCACGGCGGGTAATGTAAGCGTTGTTTTTGTCGTTATAGTAGAGGGTCAGGAATGTGTACATTTCCGGGGATACATACCATTTAGCACTGACTCCGCTGTTCAGGTTTCTCATACGCCCTTGGGCACGAATCATAGATTCGACAACCGCTCTTTTTTGTTCCGGTGTGGCTCCTTCTTGTGCCAGCTTCCCAAGGTCAATATTTCTTACCGCCGCCACCATTTCCGGATCTTTAACGGCCAGTCCCGGCTTCCAGTTAAACAGTGTGGATAAAGCACGGTAGGGATTCCCGTTGGCATCAAAGGCATCTACTTCTCCCAAGTCTTTTCTCTTGAGTCCGGCATAACCGTATTTGGGATAAATGCCCATGACGGAACGATCTCCCCATCCTACCAGGTAGGCGGAGGATAGTTTTCCTTTTCCTGTTCCTCCGGCATTGATAACCTGGTAAGAGGCTTCGTGTTTCTGTCCGCCGTATTTGTTATAGCGGATGCCAAATCCGTTAAATTCATCAAGATTCTTTGCGGAATCTCCATAGAACATATGGTGAGCCACGGTTTCCCCCATAGCTTCCACAAAGGCCATGTCTTCTGAATTACGGAACGCCTCTTTATTGGGAGCCAAAGCAATCATTTCTACGTCCACCGTTGACCGGCTTTCCAAAAGGCAGCATGTATCCACTACTTGTTTGGTGCTCGACTTGCTGGCCGGTACACCACGGTTGATTTGTCTTAAATAGATGTCCGGCAGTCCGTTTCTTTGGGTGGTCTGGTTCCCTGTCGGCAGGTTTCCTTCTGCCCATTTGATATCATTGAGTATCGGATTGCATTGCGCCAGTGTTTCAATGATGGGCTGGATAGTTCCGTCCGGTGCCTGTCTTTTCACTAAATCGTTAAATGTTAAAGCAATATTTCCTACAGTTGCCATTTTCTTTCCTCCTAATAGTTACTAAAATCTGTGTTTGGGTAGAGTGTGGTGTTTGTTCCGCCTCCGCGGTTTCCGCTGCCGGCTCCGCCGTCTTCTGATATGAGTTTTCCCAGTTCTGCAAAAGCTTTGACGATTTCAATACGGTTTCCTGCACCGGTTTCATTCAGAATTTGCCGGATATTGGGCATTGTCTTTTCCATGTACTGAAGTCCGGTGCCATAGTGATTCATTGTTTCGGTAAAGTTGGCACCCAGTTCTTTTTTGGTTTCTTCAGCCCATGAGTTTATCTGCACCTCTTGTTGCTCTGCTATCTGCCTGGCAATTCCTTTCGCATACTCAAAGCCGTAAGATGCGATTTTATTGGCTTCTTCGTTGGTCAGATTCATTTCTTTGCAGATACTTCCAAATTCCCGGGATATGTTTTCATCCAGCGTTTCTCCTTCCGGCAGGGATGATGTGAAATCATAGGTTTCCGGTGCTCCTTTTTCTACTTCTCCTGCCTCTCCGGCCAGACGGATACCATTCGTTTCTTGCCCACTTTCCTGCGGATCCGTGTTATTGTTCGCCGGTTCTTGCGGGTTTGTATCGGTATCTTGTATGTTTACATTTTCATTCTCTTCCATTTTCTTCCTCTCTTTCTTGTAATACATGCTTTTCTTTGTATTGGAAATCTATAAATTCTTTTTCTGCTTTTTGCTTCAGCTCAAATCCTTCTTTCCCTAAGAGATTTACGATTTTTTTATTGAGTTCTATGCCTATGGATCTTCTCCCTTCGTTATAAAAGGTTTGTGAGTTTCCTGTGAATGCTTCTCCCTGGTAGCCTGTCATTTCCAGAATACAGATAAAAAGCCACCGCCCCGCTTTTGTTTTCAGTACGGTTCGTATGGCTTTTATGGTTTCTTCCTGTCTTCTTTTTTGTAAATATTTCTGCAGATATACATCTCTTTCCGATATGTTTGTTTTCATTATTTATCCTCCGAGTCCAAGGAGATTTTGCAGAGCCGGGTTTCCATCCTGTGCCGCTTCGGTCAGGTTTTTAGCCGCTTGTGCCGCCGGTGCCATCGCCTGTGCCTGGCGCATCATGTATTCTTGTTCTTCTTGTTCTCTCATGGCTTCTTTTTCCGCCTGTATCAACTTGTCTATTTCTTCTTTGCTTCGTTGCATAACCGCCGGGGCTCCTAAGAGGTTAAAGTATCTTTTGATAGTTCCAATCGGATCTACTGATTTAAGGGCCTCCGGATAGATTTGTGCCATTTGTGACACAAAGGATACCGCTTGTTCGATATTGACAAGTCCGCTCATCTTTTGGGCTTGTGCCAGGGGCGAGATGTATTCTATCTTGATTTCTTCTTCTGCTATTCTTTCTGCCAGTTCTTCAGGGAGCGGTTCAAATATGCCCATTCTCTCCGCTATGTTATAGCAGCGTTCAATAATGGGTGACAGAAATTCGTCTTGCATTCTTTCTACAACCGGTCCCAATTGTTGTAATTTTTCCTGCTGTCTTTCCATGACTTCTCTGGCTGTCATTTGTTTGTTTTCTATGGCATCGAGCATGAGAAACAGATCGGCACTGTAAATTCGTTTTATGGATTCTTCAGTTTTAATGATTTCCTGGGCAAGCCATTGCGGATTTGTAGGTACTTGAAACAGTGGTTCTATCGCATTGTTCCCTGTCATGTTATTGACATGGGTGTACCCTCCGGGTATCAGGTTGACGCCGCCATTAATTCCCACGTCCGCCGGACCTTTCATCGGCGGCTTTACCATGAGTTCGGCTGTTGTAAGCAAGTCTTTTTTCATCATCTGCAGCATTTTGGCGTCCCCTTCGGCATACCATCCGGGCCCTTTCCCATAGGGGCTTCCTTCTATCACCTGGTAACGTGCAGTCGGTACAGGAAATTCTTCAAATCCGCCGGTGTATAAAAATCCGCTGTCTTCCGCTTGATTGGCAATCCAATACAGGGAACTGTACGGCATATTCGATCGTCCCGGTTTTCCTACGGTTCTATATTTATTCGGGCACACCATCCAGTAGGTTTTAAATTGCTTATTGTACCGGCCGCTTTCATTTTGCAGGGCATCTTTGACCGTCTGCGGCAGATTGTTTTCTCCAAATTGGTCTAAAAGCTGGTCTGCCGTCATTTGGAATTCGCGGCAAAAGGTGTCTACTTTCCCGTTGGCTCCGTTACTCAGATAGTAGGTGCCTATGGTGTAATTTTGGAATCTGACGCCTGTTTCTAATGAGGCAAATACCCCCAGCGGAGCCTGTCCGTGAGCAAGTTCCATATAACAGGCATGGACAGAGTTGTAAAAGTTCGAGCGGTGAAGTATATATTCGACAATTTCTTGTCTTTTGTCCAGCACTCTTCCGGCTTCAATGTCTTCATTTTGGCTGTTGGAAAAACTGAATTTAAACCACTGCCTTGACGGTGGTGTCAGTCCTGACATAATCCCTGCCGAAAAGGCAAGGTTGGCCAGCCAGGCTGTACCGTTGGCTATCATGAGGTCTTTTCTTCTTGCTTTGTTTGCCGCATCTCCGGTGTCTCCAAATTCACCAATAAAGGGCAGTTGGTAGTCTCTGATATCTTTCCATCTTTCTTCATAGTTTTTACGGGTGTTTATCAGGGCGGTCAGTCTATGTTTTACGCTGTTTCTATCCGGTCCTTTCTTTTGAGGTGCATCTGCCGGCAGTGCGATTTCTGCTAATTTTTCCATAGTTACCCCAGTGTGGATTTTGTGCCGGATTGTGTAATGGCATTATCTGCCAGTCTTGTGGCGGCAAAGCCTTGTTTCTTTTTTCTTCTTTTTGCCGCTTCCATATCTGAGTTCGTGTCGCCCCCGATATCCCCCGCCGTGACAGTTGTTGCCGCCGGTGCTACTTTTTCAATTTTCGGGGTCTCTACACGGCCCCCTCCAAACAGAGCTGTACACATTTGTTGTCCTCCTTCATGTAAAAAAATTGTATTTTGTATTGACTGTTTTTTTGTTTGGTGCCCTGATCATAGGTACTGCAAATGTCAAGGCAAGGGCGTCTGCATCATTCGGTGACGGTACGCCTTTGCTTTTCATGTATTCTTTCGATTGTAAAAGTATTTTCCCGTCCAGGGTGGGTTTCAGTTCTGTCCCTGTCAGGTCATCGCTTATTGCCTGGTCATCAGGAAGTATTCCGCCGGAAAGAAGCCATTTCCGGAGTTCATTCCACATATAGGCCCGTTTGTTGGCACAGCCGGGATCAGGCGATTCTCCGGCAAAGGATACCAGCCGCCAGTGCCTGCCCATGGTTTGTCCAAAGGAATAGATTCCTGTCCCGTATCCCATGTCAATATTGACTGCATCGGCATGGTATTCGTCTTCGTATCGGGCAAGCAGGTCAGCTATGAGTGCGTCATTATCATTTTTCGGGATTTTTTTCAGCCTTTTGCACATGAGTCCCTGCCTCAGCCATATAGCTGTGGCGTCTCCGCCGCTCCATGCAGGGTCACATCCTATAATGACCGGGGCAAAGTTATATTGTTCTTCCCGTAAGTTTCTTTTTTGTGCTTTTCTCACAAGTTCTTGTGATATAAGTTGGTTCTCCGATGCATTCGGGAATTGTCCTGCTACACGGATACGGATAAAGTCGCTGTCTTCTCCCCAGATGTCTACCCATTCTTTAATGCGCTCTTTGTTGGAAAAGGACACGGTTCTAGCATCTACTTGTTTGGTATGCCAGAGGTTTCTGAATTTGTGAAAGCAGTCGTAGAATCTCCCGTTGTTTCTTGTCGGGTTTCCAAAGGCGCACCAGATGATTTCCGTATCTTTATCCGTCATGGCTCCTTCTGCTACTTCCCATATCGGATTGGCTATTGCCGATGCTTCGTCAAAGAGCATTAGGATTCTGTTTCCCTGGTTATGCAGTCCTGCAAAGGCTTCTGTGTTGTTTTCGCTCCACGGGATGGCGTCAATCCGCCAGCTTTTTTCTTTGCCTTTTTCGTTGGCAAATATGGCTGTCGCTGTGACGGTGAACAGGGGTCTTCCGATAAACAGGTTGTACCATTTCATGAGTTCCGGCCATGTTTTGGTTCTCAGCTGTGTGTCTGTGTTGGCGGTAACTACTCCTCTTGTGTATTCATGGGTGGACATGGACCAAAGAATAAGCCAGGCTACGAGGCATGATTTCCCTATCCCGTGTCCTGAGGCTACCGCTTCTCTTACGATCTTGTTTTTGATTTTTACGCCGTCCCGTATGCTTCTTAGGATTTCTTTTTGCCATTCTTCGGGGCCGTTCATGTTTTCCAGCGGTCCCGGTGCTCCCCAGGGAAATGCAAAGTATACGAATTTTAACGGATCATGGGCATATTCTCCCAAGGCTTCCGCCAGTTCAATCGCCGGATCTTTCGGCACGTTCTCTTGCTTTTTTGATAGCTGCACTTATGCTTATGTCTCCTTTGATTTCAATTTCCTGTTTGTCTCGCCAGGTGTCTGATTTTCTGTTTTTCAGCCAGAAGAAACAGGCCAGTACGTCAGGCGGCATTTCTTTCCGCGTTTTCTTGACGCTCTTTTCTCCTTTGTGTATCTCTATGGTCGTTTCTTCATACCGGTATCCAAGGGCTCTTTTATACAATGCATTCTCTACTTCTATATCTGCTATATTTTTATTTTTTTTTAGGGCGTCTGATATGTCAGGATACTTTTTCTTCCACTCGTAAAGAGTCCCTCTTGTGATACCGATGTTTGCCGCTATCTGTTCATCTATGAGCCCGTCTCTTGCCCAGGCAGCTATTTGCATGAGGCCGTCATCGGTTTTCCAGTATTCATATTTTCCTTTGGCCACAGCTGTCTCCTTTCTTTTCCGGGCAATGCAAAAGCGCCAATGCACGGCACTGACGCTTTTTCTGTGATGTGTTTTTGGCTTTGTAATTGGTTTGGATATGATCTTACGCTATTAGTATATCACGGATTTTTGAGTTTTTTTCCGCGAAAATTCCTTTTTTCTTGTTTTTTGTTATAAAAAGTGCTTTTTTTGTTCCGCCGGAATGAAGGGAAACGTTGTTATATCCGTGCGGTAAGCGGACGTGTACTTTCTTCCCCGGGCGGTACAGTTTTCTTTTTCCGGACAGGTTCATTTGTTTTTTTGCAGGCTGATAAGACCCCGTTCTGCAGCTTTGATGGCTACAAGCGCTACGCATCGTTCTTTGTGCCGGTAGAAGGAGTTCTTTTCTATGTGGTTATCTTCTATGACTCTTGACCAACGTTTCCCCTCAAAGAACGTTTGTTTGGTTATCTTTTTGTCAAAGTGTTCCAGATTCTCTACGACTTCTTCTATGACATACAGCCATTCTTCGGGACGGTATACTACCCCGCCGTATTTGAGTTCGATTTTCTTTAGGGGTGTCAGGTTCCGGATTGCTTCTGTTTCTGTCGGGTTACTCATGTAGCCTTCTCTTACGGCTTGCGGGTATCCGGCTTTGGTTACGTTTTCCCGTCTTGCATAATAAACCGCTTCTTTGATTTCTTTATAGTGAAACAGGTGCCATCTCACTTTTTTGTAGATGTCTTCTCCATATCTCGGCTGGTAGTATTTCATCCGTCCCCTCCACGTTCGTTTTTTGATTTTGCGCATTGTTTTTTTAAGTGTTTATTTCTTTCGCATTTTTTTGATGGCCAGTGTTCCCAAAAGGATTCCTTCCATAATTCTTGCATTGGCTTTTGTCTCTGCTCCGCCTATGTGAATCATGAGCCCTTTTGTTTCATCCAGGTAGAATCTCTTGGTGATTCTCTTTGTTTGGGGAAAGTGTACGGCAAATTCTTCTTTGAGACTGACGCCCCATAGTTGTGCCAGGTCTTTTATGTAATTCATTCTTCGTTCTCCATTCTTTCTATTTCTTCCAGCAAGAGGTCTGCCGCTTTCTTGAGGTTCTCTTTCCGGTTGATTCCTTTTTTGATGAGTTTCCCCTGTACGGTCGCTTGCCCGCCTACCAGATAGGCGACCATGCACTGAAAGAGTTCGGCATCGGTCATATGAGGTTCTTCTTCTTTTTCGTAGGTGATATTGATGGTGTTTCTGTAGCATATTCTTTTAATTTGCATGGTTGTCCTCCCGGTGGTCTTGGCCACATGTCTTTTTTTATTTCCCAGAGCTGGTATGACTGGTAGGGATATCCGTCTTGGGTATATCCGTTTTCCAGATTCATGAGTTGATAGCCTTCTTTTGCTTTCGGCTTTTCTGTCCAGTGACGGGAATGAATTTTGTGTTTTCTGATGTTTGGCTTCTTCAGGTTCTTACTGGGAATCCATCTTTGCTTTTGTGCGCTCCCGGATTCCCGTATGGTTTGGTCTGTTTCTTTCGTTAGGTATTCCGCCAGCCGCTTTGCGTCTTCCGGACTTCCGTCAAAGTACCGGAAGGAGCGGTAGTTGATTTCTCCCCACGGCCATTTCTCACGGATGTCTTTTCTTTGGATTGCTTCTGATGCATTGATAAGAAGGTGGTGGTGGATCCGGTGTCCTTTTCTTTCTGTGACGTAAATGTATTTCAGTTCTTCTCCAAATTTCTTGTACAGGTTTTTCAGATTCCTGAGAAATTTCCTTATCCGGTTTTTCGCTTCTTCTATTTCCGGGGGCGGGTCTCTATATGTCAGATCTATTCTCCAATCGTCTCTTTGAAAGTTACTCAGTATAATCCGGTAGAGTTTTTCTTTCGCTCTCCTTGAGTTTCCTTTTTCTACGGCCTCTTCTGTTTTCTTCTCATTCGGATTTCTTGTTTTCTTTCCTCCCAGTCTCCAGGTGTGATACTTTTTGATTTCTACTCCCCCGGGAAAGATGAATGTCTCTTTCATGTAAGGCACAATTTTTTCCTCATTCTTGTATATCTAAAAATATCTATGGATTGCTTTAAAGATAATAGGAATATCAAGAGGGGAAAGAGGCGGTTCCGCCCCTTTTTTCTTGACTTTTTTGTGCCGCGTTTTGTATAATTTATGTATAAGTTTTGTGCTGCGGCACGACGCTTGGGTATTTTTGCTCAAGCGTTTTTTCTTTGCAATAATTTCTTTATTTCTTTGTGGATCTCTCTGTACATACAGTGCTGGTATATCGCTACAAAGTGCTCACAGTCTTTGCAGCTGTCTCTTATACACATCTCCGAGCCCACGAGACCTCTCTACATCTCGTA